GAGCAACATGTTCGGTCTCGCCAAGTTAGAAGTTTTACAATCCAAACTTGACATTTATGAAGACCTGAGTAAAGAGATGCTTGACAAACTTGAGCGAGCAGTCTCTACAATCTCGGAAAATAGTAATAAGATTGCTGTTGTTCTTGAGCGCCATGAAAATCGTTTAGATGAAGGTGAACGTGTGAATGATGCTATAGTCCAAATGATCAAAGATCATCAGAAGTATGATGATCGTATGTTCAAGACCATTTCTGATAAGATAGAAACACTTGAAAAGAAAACTGATAGAAACACAAAGTTTGTTATCGGTGCTACTGCTGTCCTGGCAACGGTCGTGACAGTATTACAAGTAGCTCCACCTATCATCAGACTATTGACATTGCCAACGACTGCTGCTACTATGGAGGTCGTGAAGCCTTTGTAATGAATGTCATTTATTGACGTAAAGTATATCCAACTTGTGTCCTCTCGCCTTGCTCTCTTCAGTCGCAAGAAGGTAGATCTGTATAACTTCAGATGTCCTTATTGTGGAGATAGTCAAAAGAGACGTAATAAGGCTAGAGGATATCTTTTTAAAATAAAGAATGACTTTGTGTTTAAGTGTCACAACTGTGGCATGGGAAGAACACTAACAAATTTCTTGAAAGATCAGGATAGTTTTCTTCATGATCAATACGTCATGGAGAAATTCAAGGATGGTAAGACTGGTAAAGGCACAACAGTCCCAAACCCCAAGTTTAATTTTCAGGAACCAAAGTTTATCAGCAAACGTGAAAAAGGTGTGGATCTTGAAAAAGTTTCTGAACTAAATACTTCTCACCCAGCGAGAGAATATCTTGAGAACCGAGGCATCAAAGATCTAGATTACTTCTACTATTGTCCTAAGTTCAAGGCTTGGACAAATGATCAAAAGAAGATGTTTGACAACCTCAAGCAAGATAGTCCCCGTATTATTATTCCATTCCGAGACAAAGAAGGTAACCTCTTTGGATACCAAGGCAGATCGCTCGCCCCTAAGGCAAAACTCAGATACATCACGATCATGCTGGATGAGGAACAACCCAAGATTTTTGGACTGGATCGTATAGATGAAAACAAAACCGTATATGTTACAGAAGGACCCTTTGACTCAATGTTTATTCGCAACAGCATTGCCATGTGCGGTTCTGATGTTGAACTTAGCAGTTTTGATTATCAGTTCGTATACATCTATGACAACGAACCACGAAACAAACAGATCGTGGAGCGTATTGACAAAACCATACGAAAAGGAAATAAGGTAGTCATTTGGCCAAAGACTATACATCAAAAAGATATCAACGACATGGTTCTCGCTGGACATGACGTTCAAAGTCTGGTAGAATATAATGTCTATAGTGGATTAGAAGCAACCCTAAAACTAAACGATTGGAAGAAAGTATGACAAACGGACACGGTATTAATGTTCGCAAGCGCAATGGGTCTGTAGAACCCCTCAACTTGGATAAGATCCACAAGATGGTTGAGGAGGCTTGTGAGGGTCTGGGGAGCGGTGTGAGCGCCTCTCAGGTGGAAATGAACTCAGGTCTCCAGTTCTTTGATGGGATTGAAACGAAGGACATCCAGGAGATCCTGGTGCGTTCTGCGAGCGATCTGATCAGTCTGGATGCCCCCAACTATCAATTCGTCGCTGCTCGCCTGCTCCTCTTTGGACTTCGCAAGCAAGTGTTTGGATCTGATTGGGTAAATGGTCACCCAAACGTACATGACCATGCTGTTGGTTGTGTATCAAGAGGTGTATATGATGGAGAAATCTTGAGTAAATACTCTATGGAAGAGTGGGACAAGATTGATAGTTGGATTGATCATGATCGTGATATGATATTCACTTATGCGGGTCTACGTCAGGTCGCTGATAAGTACCTCGTGCAAGATAGAAGCAGTGGTCAAGTATATGAAACTCCCCAGTACATGTACATGATGATTGCAGTAACTCTGTTCCAAAATTATAAAGATACAGATCGTCTCTATTATGTCAAACGATACTACGACGCAATCAGCAAGCACAAAATCAACATTCCTACACCAATTATGGCGGGAGTTAGGACGCCGCTCAGACAATTTGCAAGTTGTGTTCTTGTTGATGTTGATGACACCCTCAATAGCATCTTTAGCAGTGATATGGCTATTGGCTACTATGTGTCGCAACGCGCAGGAATCGGCATTAACGCAGGTCGTATCCGTGGTATCAACAGTAAAATTAGAGGCGGTGAAGTCCAGCACACTGGCGTTGTACCGTTTCTCAAAAAGTTTGAAGCAACTGTCCGTTGCTGTACGCAAAATGGCATACGAGGTGGAAGCGCAACTGTCCACTTCCCAATCTGGCACCAAGAAATAGAAGATATTCTTGTCCTAAAGAACAACAAAGGAACCGAAGATAATCGAGTTCGTAAGTTAGATTACTCTATTCAAATCAGCAAACTATTCTATGAACGATTCATTCAAAACAGAGAGATCTCCCTTTTCTCTCCACACGACGTTCCTGGTTTGTATGATGCTTTTGGCACTGATAGATTTGACAGTCTATATGAGTCTTATGAACGAGATCAGTCTCTTCCAAGAAAGACTATTGGAGCTCAAGAACTCATTCTGGATCTCCTAAAAGAGAGAGCAGAGACTGGTCGTATTTACATTATGAATATTGATCACTGCAACTCACACTCGTCTTTCAAAGATAAGGTAAACATGAGTAACCTCTGTCAAGAGATTACTCTTCCTACTGATCCTATCAACCACATTGATGATAAGGAAGGTGAGATTGCTCTGTGTATTCTCTCTGCTATTAACGTTGGAAAACTGAATAAACTTGATGAATTAGAAAGTCTCTGTGATCTCGCAGTCCGTGGTCTGGAAGAACTTATTGACTATCAAAATTATCCAGTAGAAGCAGCAAGACGTTCTACTCTTGCTCGCCGTTCTCTTGGTATTGGTTATATCGGACTTGCACATTATCTTGCCAAGCACGGAGAACACTACGATGACCCAGCAGCATGGAAAATTACCCACGATTTGTCTGAAGCTTTTCAGTACTATCTACTCAAATCCAGTAACAAACTTGCCAAGGAAAAAGGTGCATGTGACTACTTCTCTCGTACCAAGTATGCAGATGGTATCCTCCCTATTGATACATACAAGCACGACATCGATGAGTTCTGTGGAGCAAAACTGAATTATGATTGGGAAACTCTTCGTTCCGAAATTCGATCATTTGGTCTACGACATAGCACGTTGTCGGCACAAATGCCTTCTGAAAGCAGTTCCGTTGTGTCAAATGCCACAAATGGAGTTGAGCCACCTAGAGGATACATGTCCACTAAGAAGTCAAAGAAAGGGCCTCTTAAACAGATTGTTCCGCAGTATACGACGCTCAAAAATAATTACACGCTTCTTTGGGAAATGAAGGATAATGATGGATACATCAAAGTTCTTGCTGCTATGCAAAAGTTTTTTGACCAAGCAATCAGCGGCAACTGGAGTTATAATCCAGAGAACTATGATGATAATGAAGTCCCAGTTTCTGTCATGGCAGGCGACCTTTTGAAAACTTATAAGTATGGTTGGAAGACTTCTTATTATCAGAACACATATGATATCAAGAGTGACGAACCACAACTAACAGAGGAGAAGAAGCAAGGTATTCAAGATTTATTAGACGACATTTTTGCCACAGAGGAGGAAGATTGTGACAGTTGCAAAATTTAGAACTAACGAGCCCATGCGTAATGTAGAAGGTATGACGGTATTTAATACCGCTAAGGTTGATAACACCAAACAGAAGATGTTCTTCGGACCCCCGCTGGGGGTCCAGAGATACGATAAGTTCAAGTATCCTGTATTTGATAAACTCACCCAACAGCAGCTTGGATACTTCTGGAGACCTGAAGAGGTATCCCTCCAGAAAGATCGTGCCGACTATCAAGTTCTAAATGATGCCCAAAAGCATATCTTTACTTCTAACTTGAAGTATCAGATCCTTTTGGATAGTGTTCAGGGTCGTGGTCCTGGTATGGCATTCATGCCATATTGTTCTCTTCCTGAACTGGAAGGTGCTATGAATATCTGGCAGACCATGGAGATGGTCCATAGTCGCTCCTACACATACATCATCAAGAATGTGTATGCTGACCCTTCTGAAGTCTTTGACACTATTCTAGACGACGAGAAGATCCTCTCACGAGCACAGTCAGTTACCCGTTCTTACGATGAGTTTCTACAAGCAGCAACTGATTGGGGTTCTGGTAACCAGTGGCAACATGAATTGGAAGGAACACCAGCAGCAAAGGAAACACTTTATGAGCTCAAGAGAAAGTTATATAGAGCAGTTGCGAACGTATATATTCTTGAAGGAATTAGGTTCTATGTATCGTTTGCTTGCTCTTTCGCTTTTGGTGAACTTAAACTCCTGGAAGGATCTGCCAAGATCATTGGACTCATCGCAAGAGATGAATCCCAACACATGACAATTACCCAAAACATTATTAACAAATGGAGAGAGGGTGATGATCCTGACATGGTTCAAATTGCCAAGGAAGAAGAGGAAAATATCTATCAGATGTTTCGTGATTGTGTGGAAGAAGAAAAACTTTGGGCAGAATATCTGTTCAAAGATGGTTCTATTATCGGTCTAAACGATAAGCTTCTTGCTAAGTATGTTGAGTGGACTGCCAATCGCCGTCTGAAGTCTATTGGACTGAAGGCAATCTTTGACACACCAGTATCAAACAATCCACTTCCCTGGACTGAGCACTGGTTATCTTCTAAGGGTATGCAAGTCGCTCCACAAGAAACAGAGGTAGAATCATATCTAATTGGGAGCATCAAACAAGATGTCAAAAAAGATACCTTCGCAGGATTTCAACTATAAGTTTGAGCACCACTGGGGTGGTGAAGATAACTGGTATACCAAGGGTAAGAGATGGGCATTTGGACAAAAGTTTCCATTCAATCATCTCGCCCTTGGCATCATAGAATGGTTGTGGAAACATTGGGTTGATGGTAAAGTCGAGATGGAGATGCAATCCATCGACAGACAAGTAAAAGAGATGGGTAAAATATGGGACGAAGAAGATGAGCGAAACAGACAACCAACAGTGGAAGAGGGACCTTCTAGCGTGTCCGACCTTCCAACTCTCGAAATTAGAAATCCAGTTGTTGAGAGAGGGACCGAAGAGCCTAGCACAAGCGTGGCATCTTCAAGCATTGAAAATCCGTTTCCTGACCCATGGGACGACTCATTAATATAATCTAAATACCTCCAGTGATGGGGGTATTTTTTTATGAAACCACAATCGGCTAAAAATAAGGGAAGAGTTCTGCAAAAATGGGTCAGAGAGAAACTGATTGAAGCATTAGATATTCACCCAGAAGATATTGAATCAAGATCTATGGGTGCTGGAGGTGAAGATCTTATCATGGCTCGTGCTGCAAGGCAAAAGTTTCCACACAGTATTGAATGTAAGAATGTAGAAAAATTAAATATCTGGGACGCTTATGGACAAGCATCTGCTAACTGTGGTGAATACGAACCTATTGTTGTCATAAAAAAGAATGGAAAAAAACCACTTGTGGTAGTGGATGCAGAATACTTTATAAAGTTATTTGAGAATAAATAGATGGTGTTAATCTCACTAAGAAAATGCTACCTAAGGTTTCCGAAGGAGCAGATAGAGAAGAAAAAAGAGAATGGTTGAGTGATCTTGTTAGAATTGTGATTCTAATCTGGTCTGCTGGACTTTTAACTGCCTCATATGTAAGGCTTCCAAGTGGTCAAAAAATCATGGATTTTGATCCAACTTTCATCGCTTCTGTTTTCTCTGGATCTTTAGCTGGATTTGGTATTGCTGCTGCTAAAGCAGGACAAACACCTGGCGCTAATGGTAATGGCAAATCTTTTCCTGAAGGGCCTGTATATGCTACTAAGAAAGAAGAAAAGAATGTTGAGCCTGAAGTTCAACCAGTATGGTCTGAACCAGAACCAACTCCAGAACCACCATTAGAAAAGGAAAAACTAAATGCAAAAACTAATTAATATTCTAGCAATTGCCTCTTTTGTTATGAGTGCAGCTACTTTAGGTGCTGGCGTTTATGCTTATATGAATAGAGAAACTCTAATCGAGCAAGCAAAGCGAGAGATAATTGAAGCAATTACACCCAAAGGTGCGAAAGAAATTACAGAAAAACTACCATTTAAATTGTAAGGATTTGCAGTGCAGGTATGTTCGCAACTCAAGACCAAGCAATGAAACATTCTAATCAGAGTGGTCTATATACTATTATTCTTGAGGTGGTAAATGACGACAGCACCAGCGAAGGACAAGCGTAAAGAAGAGAAGGACAACATCTTTATAGATATTCTCTACAATGTCGTAGTTTATATTCCAGTGTTGATTATCTCTTGGATATGGGAAAAGATCTCAGAATGAAAACTTAGCAGACAATTTCTTAGCAATCTTCTTGGCGGGGGCAAACAAGGGCTTGAACCTTGCTTGCCCTTCTTTTGTAAATTTATCTGCTATCACATCATCAATAATAATTTTGTTATCAAGTTCATAGAGAGAATTGATCTCACCTTGATCGCGA